TCTATGCACTCCAGGGCAGCCGATATGCCCACCGCACCTATACCATCCAGAACCGCTTTGCATTGCTGGACAGCCAGTATGTGTGCGGTACATACAGAAAGGACAGTTTCGCGGCCTACTTCGGCTATAAGTTCGGAAGTGACAACCGGAAGATAAGAATCACGGCGAGCGAGAGGTATTTCTTCGGGTACGGCTACACGAGCGGCACACCGCACCAGAGCGCAGTGCTGGCGGAGGACACGGGAAGCCAGGTGGAACTGACGCTTGACACGGACCTCATCGTGAATGACCCGCAATACATCTACGGTGCGAGCCGCATCATGGGGCTTGACCTGACGGACGTTAGCCATGCCATACTCCAGACTCTGAACTTGAACAACTGCTCCGCCCTGAGAACGCTTGACGTGAGCTGCGGCCAGACACAGACAACGCTGAACGCATTGCTGGTGAACGGCTGCCGAAATTTGCGTACTCTGAATATGACCGGCTTGAAGTCAGGCAGCTTCACTGGCATAGACTTGAGCAACAACACGAAGCTGGAGACACTGAAGGCAGGCAAGACAGCCCTGACCGGCGTGAACTTCGCACAGGGTGCTCCGCTGACGAGCGTAACGCTCCCGGCAACGTTGCAGACACTGGAACTGCGCTATCTGGGCAAACTGACGACCGGCGGTCTGACGCTGGAGGGCACAAGCAACATCAACAGACTTGTGGTTGACAATTGCCCGGGTGTGGACTGGCAGACGCTGCACGCAAGGTGCGGAAACGTGAAGTATCTGCGTGTGACCGGCATCGACATGGAAGGAGATGGCAGCCTGCTGGCCTCACTGATGCAGACGGGCGGTGTGGACGAGAATGGCGGCAATGTGGAGAGCTGCCGACTGGTAGGCACATACCGGCTGACTCGTTATGTTGATGATGAGACCTATGCTGCATACATCGAGCACTACCCTGAGTTGAACATTGAGCAGCCTGAATATACAATGCTGGAGAGCGACGAGAGCGTGGCAGACGATGCAAATCTCTCGAACTTGGATAACGGCACGGGCTATAAGTACGGCAACGACTACAAGCCAAGCGGCCATGTGGCTGCGATACTGAAGAACCGCCACAGAGTGCTGGCGAAGGTGACAAAGAAGGCGACCACGAGGAACGTGAACATAGCGAATGTCGATACCGTGGTGAACAATCTGGACGGCGAGATGACTTACTTGGAACTTGACGATAAGGACAGCACCAAGTATGCCGACGGAACCCCTGCCAAACTTGACGGCAGCGAGGGTGACCTGATGATGCACGAGCCTTTCTTCTGGAGCAAGGGTGTGAATGACTTCTTGAACAGCAAGAACTACAGCTGCTACAGCTCGAAGGACAAGGATCACATGCCGGCTGTGCCGAATGTGGACGTATTGACGCTTGATGACATCAAGGCGGTGCAGGGCGGTTACACTAAAGGCAGGAAAGTGATGAGTGGCAGGGACACCATAACAAATGCCATGAGTACGGACAGCTCTTATTCGGTGTGCGTGGTGGATGTGTCGAAGCACAAGCGTGTTCGCTGGCCGAGTGTGCCAGGCACGAACCTTGTGGGCAGTGCATTTGCCGACGTGAACGGCAATGTGGTGAAGAGCGTCGTGGTGCCAACGCTGGGTAACAGATTTGAGGCTGGCATGTATCTAATCAGCGATGTGCCGGAGGGAGCCAAGACTTTGTACTTCTCTATATTGAACACAGCCGAGTTTGACAAGGTGGTGCTTTCCAACAGCAGCAAGATAGAGGATATGGAGCCTGAATGGTTTGCGAACGATGAGCATCTGTGCGCTGTTGTGGGCAGTTCTGTAGTTGGCAGCAAGCTGCGTGCCTGCATAACCGGCGGCAGCACTACAGCAAGCATGACATGGACGGACTTCCACTATTACAGCGTGCAGCGAGGTATGCAGCAGATTGACGCTCTGATGCACTTCCGCATTGCGAACCTTGCATACGCGAAGTATGGCAGGAGGAACATGCAGGAGCAGTGTGGCGCCGGCTCGCATACGAATATGCGCACGACTGGCGGTACGATGTCAAGAGGCATGCAGGACACCATAGGCTATGAGGGCGCAAAGGCAATCAACCCGAATGTGACAAACAGTCTGGTGGATGAGAACAGAGTGCACCAATATGCCTGGTATGTGGACAAGGACGAGTATGGTGCTGCAAAGGTGACGCAGGTGAACAATATCTGCTGCCTGGGCTATGAGGACATCTACGGACACAAGTATGACATGATGGACGGTGTGGACTTGCCGAACACGAGCGGCAATGAGGGCAAGTGGCGCATTTGGATGCCTGACGGCAGCACGATCATGATAAAGGGTACGACAACCAGCGGTAACTGGATAACGGCAGTGGCTCATGGAAGGCTGATGGCGGTAGTGCCAGTAGGCTCGATGAATGGCTCGTCGAGCACATACCATACAGACGTGTACTGGATAAGCACAGCCACTGGCCGTGTGGTCTATCGCGGGTGCA